TTTCAACCGAGGCGGAATGCCTAATTGCTCATACACCCGCGCCTCAACCTCGGTACGGAAAGACTTTGCCCGGCTGGATAGATACTTCAGCACCACCCAGCGGCGCGTCTTGCGTGACCTGACAGCCTTGTGATTCCAGTAGTGGTTCACACTCGGCGGATACGGCAGAGACAGTGTAACGTCGGGCACTTAGTTCGCTCGTTGCTTTATTTGTTGCGCCACAGCATCGCATACTTGAACAACGTCGCCAATATCGACATTGCTAATGAAACTGGCTTCGCGTGTGGCCACTGCAGGGCCGTCATAAATGATTACGATGTATTTCAATTGGCGTGGATCCGTTTCGACCTTTACCGCCTTTTCCGCAGCGTTCAGCGCCGCGTCGTGTCGTGCGTGTCTCATTATATTTCTCCTTCATTTTACTTTGGGCAACACGCGGAACAATCGCAGTCGCCGTGAGCGGTCACGCTCATAATCGCTCATTGATTTGCTTACGTTGCGAACTGCGGCGGGGTGCATGCCAAGTGCCAGCCACAAATCGTTGTCTGCCGGTTCAATGGTGTCTGCACTCATGTCGCGCATTGCCGTCCAAAGCGTAACAATTGCCTTATCTATAAATTCTCGCTCAGTCATAAATCACTGTCCTTTCTCGACTGCGGGATAATCGAAGCCACATTCAGGGCACTTCACCGGATACCTCATACCTCCGCATGTCGTGCATTCCTCATCCGGGCCAATGACGCTATCCCACGGTTCATGTTCCTGCTTATCCTCGTCAGCAGGGCATTTATGTTCTCGGAGCGCCTCAACTGAATCGAATTTGGCGAAACAGTACGGGCAAGGCACGTTGCGTAAATGCTTTGGAACCTGCTGCCCATTCCCGTCAGAAGGAACCTCGGCGCGGGCAAGCTGAATCATAATGTCCATTGCGCCCTCAATGTCCAGTACATCTGTTTGCCCGTTATCCGCGAGAAATTGCCGAATGTATTTTTCCGCCGCGATCCGTTGTTCTATTTTCATTTCGGTCTCCTTGCCATGTTGATGATCTGGCCCTTGAAGTGTCGCCCGGTCAACATATCGAATCGGGTGAGCATCGTTTCAGCGAGTAAGAATCCCATATCACTTTTCGCTTGGCTCTTGTCCGTTGCCGTATCGATTTCCTCGTTCACCGTGGCGATCAATTCTGCATGTACCTCGTTTTTGATTTTCAATAACTGAGCGCACATCGCGTCGTTAACGCCACCGAGTTTCAGCAGGTAATTTCGACCGAGCCGATTCAGCATAGACATCCAGTGACCGTTTCCATGACCGGGATTCTCGACCGCAGGTTTCATTGGCGTGTATGTGTGCCCCTGTTTGTCCTGCCCGCGAGTTTTGATATCGTCTTCCCACCCCTCGTCCAGATAGCGTTCCTGATTGATCCACGTTGCAGCATGAGGAATCTTGGTGGTATCGAACGGCCACCATTTCAGACGGGTGCGTTTCTCAAGATCATCAATGACAGCCTTCGACATAAAGGCGTCAGTTTCGTCGACGTTTTTCTGCCACGATTTGAACGCAGGACCCTTTGCTGTTTTTCTTGGATACGCTCGCCAGAACCTTTCAAACTCTGGTGTGTATTTAGTCGCCATTCTCAAACTCCATTGTTAGTTGTCGTTCCTTATCGTTCCACAGTGTTTTCAATTCCCGTTCCGCTTCATCGAATAAGTGCATCGGATAATGCGCGATACAATGCGGCGCACTGACTGACGGATTCGGATTGGTTTTTTTTGCGAGTAACCTCAATGGTTGAACTCCGCGCTTGGCCGCAAACGATACAAGCCACTGTCCGACCGCCCAATTATTTTCATTGCTACTCAGCACACCCGCGCTGTGCATTAAATCGCGGAAGGTAAAAACACCGCGCTGTTTTCGTTTCCTCAGTCCGTAGTATTCCATCGACAATTCGATCGCTTGATCCATCATTGTTTTTAAGTCCACTCGTTTTCTCCAGTTGCAGTTAAGGGCCTTTCCCTCAATGGAAACATTCCACTTCGGTACTCAGCGCGCCTGTGATCTTTATCACATTCCATTCGTGACCGGGATGCAAGGCCCTACAGCATAGCCCGGAATAATATTTGCGTTGCTTTCACAACACGACGCTTTGACAGTTGGATGCACATCGCGAACACCTCGGCTGGAAACCGAGTACGGTGCAAAAAACAGAAAAGAGAAAAATGAATTTCTCGAATTGTTTTTAACACCATGCCCGGTCCAGAGAAACTACCGCAACACAACGTCCATTGCTATACCGTTTTCAATTCGCTACGCTCCCGGTGTGCGTTTATTCTTTTTCGCACTCTCGGATTGTTATCACCTTGCCCGTGGCGCGATCCAAAGCCCTCCATCCGGGGGGCTTTTTTATGCGCGGATTTCCAGTTTCTCTGATTTCCCAGTTTGAGCTCACCTGTACAGGCCGCGTGGTTAGTGGCTCCGATTTTTGGTGTTCTAGCTCACCGAGCCGTTTTTCCCGAAACTTGCTATCCGCTATATATTTGCTGCATGACCATCGCCGCCGCATTCAGCCACACCGCCCCGCGCACATACGGGTTGCGGCGCGCGATTCATAGCCAAGGGCAAGTGGAATATCCGCGCAATTTTTTAGCACCCATGATTGGTGCTGCTAATTTTTTGCAGGAAAACAGCCGGACCGAAATCCGATTGCAGGGATTGCAATTTGCTGGTTCCACCGATTTCTGGACTAAACGAGAAATTTAAGCTGCCCTCCTTCGCGCCCACCGCGAAGTAAAATAAAGCACTGGCCACCCGGCATCGGAACGCGAGCATTGCGGAACGCGGAATTATGCTAGTAAGTAAAACTGCTAGTTTTTTTTAGTCGCCGACCATTCAAGCAAGTTCACACCGGGACGCAGAGTTCAACGCTCTGCAATTTCACACCACATACAAGAGCGCGGCGGAAGTGCAAGTTCCCCGCGTTGTGGCGTTGCTGCATTCCGCCTTCCCTGATTGGACTATCCCGGCCAATGGAAATCGTTAACCTGATCGGTTCACAACCTTTTCTGTAGTCGCACAGTGCGGAACAGCAACGAAGTGAGACCGAAGCGCATTCGCCGAGTGTGCTTCGTTGTCATTTCAACACCCACTAAGGAGAACACCATGTTAGTCACCATCCGCAAAAACGAGTACGACGAATATGAATGCCCGACAGCATTCGTTTTTCATAACCGCCGAGAAGTCGCCGCCGAGATTTACTACACCGACGATATCGAGGACGGTAAAGCAACAGTCCGTCACCAACTGGCGGCAGACGGTAACCCCGACAAAATCACTTTCCGCGTTCGTCGCGGCACATACGGAGAACAGCAATGAGCAACCAATACGAACTGGCAATGAAATTGAAAGCACACGCCGAGAAACATTACGACGAAGGGTGGGACACATTCGTTGAGTGTTACGAGGATTCCGAGTACGTCGAATTTGTTGGCGACATGACCACATGGGCGGAAGTATTGGCAATGGCCGAGGACATTAATTCGGTCACGAACGATCGCCGCGCCGATGCACGTTACGAAATTGAAATGGGAGGATGAACATGAACATGACTACAAGATTGTGGAACGGAACACGCGACAGTCACCCTTATCACGCCCGAACCAAAATGTTGAACGGCGGGATTATCGAAGTGGACGTCATAATTTTTCACCGCCGCACAGGTGAACCGTTCGATAGTTTTATCCGCACCGTCGAAGATGATGGTCGCGGTTACCGCGCATGGGTCCGAGCCGTGATCGCCAACCCCGACAACTTTTAAGGAGAACGAAATGGACAAACTTTTAATCAGCTTGTACGTATCCGAATACATCGACGAAATCGCCAGTTGTATTCCCGACTTGGTTGGTTCAATGAATCCCGGTCCAGATGATGCCGATGCAATTACCGACTTCGCAGCGGATTACATTCACGACCGAGAGAACCCCGACCATCCCATCCCTGAAATCAGAGCCGCTGCCGAATCTATCGCGCAGTCGTATTGCTAAGGAGAACGAAATGAAAAATAACACACGACAATGTTTTTGCATCCCACCGAGTTCACTCACCGAGTACGGCTACGTACCGTCGCTCGTAACCGAGAACGAACCCGGCCATTCCCCAATGGCGGGCGAAGGTAAAACGCCGTGGTATTGGGGGAAAACGATTGAACGGGCCGAGCAGATTTGTGCCCGCGTTAACCAAAAGCGATTCGGTATCAGCCCCGCTACTGCCAATCGCATCGTAGCCAGCACCATGTTCGAAGGAGAAACAGCATGAGTAATATGAGCTATTGCCGATTCCAAAATACGTTACGCGACCTGCAAGATTGCCACGACGCTTTGGAGGATTTGCGAGACACGTACCACGAAGCCCTCGCATACAAAGAATTGCTGCCGCAGTTCAAAGCGGCCACCGCAATCGTATATCCAACCGATGAACAAGAAATGGAATGCGACGAAATGGCCGAGGAACTTGACCGACTGCGTAATCGAGTTGATCCGCTATCCGCCGAGGAATATCGCGCCGCAGGAATGCTGATTGAACTCTGCGACGAAATCAGCAGTAACGATATTGGCGAGGACGATCTACCAAAGGAGAGTGACTATGAAATCTGAAACACTGGAACTGATGTTGCAGGCCGAGCGCCGAGACATTCCCGCAGTAACTTGCCTCGCAGAAATCGAGGATGGTTTCTATCTGGATCCGTTTGAAGATTGCGACACCGTTGTCAAATTCGTGAAGGAATCAATGGAGTTCGATTTGTTCTCGTGCGGTGAAATTGATGCGGTCGATCAAGGGCATTTTCTACGTGGTCCGAACTACGATCCTCAGATGGACCCGGACTACGCCCAAGAGCGGCGCTGGTATGGAGACAACAAATGAAAACGAGCGAACTTCACCACAATAGTTTCCTGCTGGATTGGGACCAGATAGTCGACCGCAAGCTATCAAAAAAGAGACTGGCATCGCACCACTACCCACCGCAGAAATTCACCATTGACTATGCACTACCGCAAGCGTGGCTGGACGACGTGGCGGAAGCCGCGAAAGCGGGGGACGACCCAATGAGCTATGCCGACATTTTGTACACAACGGTATGGCTCTATCCCGATAAATCGGAATCCCCCGCCTTCTGGTTGTGCGGAATCCCTGCGGTCCTCTGTGAAGATACGGCGCGGCTATTGGCTCACCTGAACATCGCGTTCTGGACACCACGCGGTTATCACGGAGCGAAGCTATGAAACCGAAAAGGAACTGCGGTACGTGCCGCGAGTGTTGCATCGTTCTGGAAGTGGAACCAATCGGCAGCCCGCGTGACATTCCCTGTACGAAACTTTGTGCAGGGGGTTGCGGGATATATGCCGAGCGCCCGGAGTCATGTAAGACGTTCACCTGTGCATGGATCGAGGGGATGATGAGTCGGTCGTTGCAACCGAATCGAACTCACATGGTTATCTGGTCCTCGAAATTGCTCGGTGCCGGTTCACAGGACCTACCGTGTGTTCAATGCAATATCGGAGTCGGGCATAAGCGGAACAAGAAAACGATGCGACACCTGATGGGTTTCAGCTTTCAGTATCCAGTGCTGGTTATCCAAAGCGGTCGATGCGAGCTATTCAAGAATGGCCGCACGATTGCTGAATGGAATGAGGGGGATTTCCTCCGCTTCGATTATGACGGTGATGAAATTACAGGGGCACAAGTAATCCCTGCCGACGAAGTATTGGACACCGCCGAGAAGCGGGCAGCGTGGCGAAAGACACAAATCGAAAATCTGGAAGTGGTCGAAACCGACCCGAAGTATCGCGCTGAACAAATCAAACGAGTGGAGGAACTATCGTGAAATCACACGTAAGCATGGAACAAAACGTTTGCCCTATATGTCGCGAGACATTCGACACCGGAGCGATTCTATTGGATCGCAGACTGCGCGACTCAATGGAACGCCACACCACTACAGGCGCATCAATCTGTCCCGCTTGCATTACGCAATCCGAGGATGGATGGATCGCGCTGGTTGGTGCGGACGGTCCAACGCGTAACGGAAAGCTCAAGCCACAGGATGCTGTCTACACAGCGGAATATCTTTGGGTGAAGCGATACGTTGCCGACCAACTTTTCGACGTGTCACTCGACACACACCCGTTCGTGTATTTGGAACCCGCTGCAATCGAACGAGTGAAGGAAATCATCGCAGCGCACACAGAAAAGGAAAACGACAATGAGTAAACGACCCGAAGGAATGACCGAGGAACATTTCGACTATCTGGATAATCTTCGCGAAAGCGGCCGCACAAATATGTTCGGTGCCGCTGCGTATCTTACAGATGAAATGTCTGTCCCTCGCCGCGATGCGCGTATGTATCTGTCGCACTGGATGGAAACATTCGGCGAGAGGCATCCGCAATGAGAAATTCAACCAGAGACAAATTGTTCGATGGTCTGAACGAGTACATCGTCCTGTGGAATATCGACGATTTAGCAATTGGATCGGTGTCGCTCTTGTCCGTAGGTGGGCGCGTGGCGATCATCCATGAATATCCCGACGCGCGTAACGGGTTCGAAGTTTACACGCAAGCCAAAGGAAGTACCGTCGCCGACGTTCGCAATGAACTCGGCTTAAACCCCAAAGGAGAGTAGAAAATGATCAGAGTATTACTAGCAGCATGGCTGCTGAGAAACACCGGAGCGGACGTTCAGTACATTGTCCGTAGACGATACAGCGGCACGAAAGGGCGCGGTACATCGGTACTGCGAGCATCGAACTTCAAGCAGGCGCGAGCCAAGTATCGAGCGATGCGAATAGCCGATGCCGACACCATCACCATCACGCTTGCGGCAGTAGTTGCGCAACGACACGGAACCGTTGCCGCTTCTGGCGCGGTATCACAATCGGAGAGTGAGAAATGACACGAACACAAATGGAACACTGGTTGGGTAATCTCACCAGCGACGAAGCTGAAACATGCGCCGCAATAATCTTGAACGATATCAGCGAAGCGGCCGCATTGAACGCAATGATCGAATGGGCGCAAATGAACGGCGCGTCCGACAACCTGATCAATGCAATGGAGGCGGAATAGTGGATATCGTAATCAGCAGAGAGGAAATGAAGGAAGTCATTAAAGTATTTTTGACTGACCGCCTGAAACACAACAACCCGAAACCCGATGTCACAGCGATCTATTTCAGCAGTAACGATGAAACAGTTACCGCCGAACTCGCAGACGTAATTTAAGGAGAAAAGAATGAACCACGGCAAAATAGAATGGTGGGGCTACCTGCACACCAACGGGGCAATACTGCCCAAGCGGTATTTCGGGCCGCGCGATATTTCCGAAGCAAACGAGTCGCCATTCGTGGCGGAAGTTTACGGGCCATTCAACGCACACGGTGTTGAGGACGCTCGGATCATTTTGAACAAACACTTTCGACCCTTCAAAGGAGATACACCATGCATAACGGAATGACATTACAGGACATGCTCACCGAGGTAGTCCGACACAACAGCACGAAGCAAGATTACATCGCCAAGACCGATGAACACCTCGCGATGGTGAACATGCCGAATGCCGGGTATGAAAATGATCTTTCGCTTGTACTCTCGCGGCCAGAATCAAGCGAGTTGGAACGCTTCGGGATCACCGAGAATTTCCACCGTCAGGTTTCCGCGCGGCTACAGATTCCGTCGAAGTATTATTTTCGACTGATGAAGGATCACCGCGATTTACTGTTGAACAATGTGAATGAGTTGTTCAATCGTGAACCGGAACTTCGCATGGTTCGAACGCTGGACGGGCAGGCCAGAGCGTTTTTGTCTCGCCAGTATCGGCGCGTGGACAATCAGGAAATTCTTGAGTCCACATTGCCTGTGATCCAAAGCGGGTTCGACACGACGATTCTCAATACCTTCGTGGACGATAACCGCATGAAGTTCAAATGCCTTTTCAATGGCAAGGACCACGAAATCAATCTTGGTGAAACACCGCGGTCGCGTGGCAAGGACGAGATCGTTCACACCGGGTTTGAAATGGGGAACTGCGAAACAGGCGGCGGCTCGTTTTACCTTCGTGGCTTCACGTTCACCGACTACTGCACGAATGGGTGTGTATTCGGGGCCGAGGAAATCGCATCGTTCAAGCAGATTCATGTTGGATCGAAACTCGGTATCACCGAGGGCATGTTGCTATCGAATGAAACGATGAAAAAAGAGGACGAGTTGATCATCAGCGCCGCGAAAGATGTTCTCACCAGCCTCGCATCGCCGAAGTTCACCGAGCAAGTCGGCAACAAGTTACGGGCAATGAGGCAAGGGCAAACGGTAAAGGACCCACACGCCGCTGTTGAAGTGATCACAAAAGAATTGCGACTGTCTGAAAAACAATCGCGTGGTGTACTTGAATCGTTCATTCGCGATCAAGATTACTCCCAATGGGGAATGCTCAATGCCGTGACGGAACAGGCCAACAAGGAGGACGATTATCTGCAAGCGTCGCACATTGAGGAACTCGGAAACAACATCATCAACCTTCCCGCTAACCGCTGGTCGGGTATCGCAAACGCAGTGTTAGTCGCTGCATGATCCGTGTGATATTCGAGTTCGAAACTGAGGATGATGCTCAGGCATTTATCGTCAACGTCGAACACAATATCAATCTTGGCAACCTTACGATCACAAGGACGTGGTCGTGGGGTTCCGAGGTATTTGAACCTATTGCATTACTGGAGAACGAAAATGACGAAGACTGAAACCGCAGCACACGAAAACGAACTGAACCGCATCGCATCCGACTTTACTGCGAAGGGATTACCGCCTCGCATGTGGGGTGGCATTGCCCGCTATCTAGCGCATGGGATTCCGCCCGGTGGATTTTTGACCGCCGTTATCTCAAACGATTTACGGGGAAGCGTAGCTCACGGAGACGATGAAAATATCAACCTACTGCCGCAGTACGTAAAGTTTTTTTACAACTGCGTATCCAGTAACTGTTGGGGATCACCCAAACGATTCGATGCGTGGATCGATAAAGGCGGTTTCGTAGGTGGTGCCCAATGAAAGTTTACGAAATGATGTTTACCGATCCCGAACAGGGATTCATCAGGCAATGGCGGCGCAACAAAAAAGGAGTGGCAGAGTTAACGCTTGAATGGAGTCAGGCATATCCGCTACGGGAACTACACACGGTTGAGTATCTGGAAATTCCAACCGACAAAGTGGCGCTGATCGACTGGCTGAATATCAATGCCAAAAGGAGTTCGACATGATGAGCGACCGCGAACGGGCACAGCTTTCCAAGATGCTTGATCCTATCTGCAACGCCGTTGCGGAATCCTACCGCCAAGCGATAATCATGCGATGTGAAGTAACGCAATTCCTCGCTGTGTACAACGGCGCGGAGGGTGAGGATTTAGGACCTTTGATTGCTACTACTATCGAAACCTCTCAGCCGTTGACGCAACGCTGGCTGGACGAGATTGGAATGATTACACGGGCACGAAAAATTGAGAAAGGAGAGTACGAATGACAGGCGACAAAAAAGAAAAGGCATTTATGGCTGATGCAGTACCAGCCGAAAACAGGCTGGACGAAAACGACGACGTAGATGATCGTCCAGAATCCAATCAGACTGAACCAGTGGACGGGCCACCAGCAAAAGAGGCCACGCTATATGAACGCATACTGTGGGTTCGTGATCGCGTGACACGCCTCGGTAAAGACTCGACCGTATCCACAGGCGGCAGCGGATCGTACAACGCAATCAGCCATGACAAGGTGACTGCATTCATTCGCCCGAAGATGGTTCAGGCAGGGATCATGTCGTATCTGGACTGCATCGAGGCAACGGACGCAGATACGGGCGCGGTCACCGGGAAGGGTCGAAAGATCGTTCAGCACCGAGCCAAGTTCAACGTCATTTTCGCGAACTGCCACGACAAAGAGGATGCGATTGCGATTCAGCTATACGCTTATGCGGACGACTTCGGAGACAAAGCCCCCGGCAAAGCGGCCAGCTACGCAATGAAATACGCGCTGCTGAAAATGTTTATGATCGAAACAGGCGAAGAGGATGAGGAACGCGTCGAACCAGATGGAGGTCAAGCGGCGCTATTAGTCGATAACGAAACGATGCTCACCGACCTGTACGCCGTTGCCGAAGAATGTTTTGGAGACGATGCGCCGAAGATGCTACTGGCAATGGCGAACCGTCGCTTCAACGTCGACAACTACGGCAAGATTCCACAGGACCGATTCAACGATGCAGTCCGATCGCTCCGGGTCAAGGCCGCTTCACTCGCGCCGAAGGAGAGTGCCGATGAATCGTGAATTCAAATCGGATCTCATTCGAACGAACCAGAAAACCAAAGAGTGTTATCACGAACTGAACGATCACATGTATACCGTTCGCGATAAAAAACTGATCGGCGTTCGAAACGATAAATTGAATCGGGCGTTTCTATTGCTCGATCTGGCTATCTGCGAAATGAACGAAGCGCTGGGCAAAAATAGGAGTGATTGAAATGACCGAGAATGAATCGAAGGACAAACTGTGTCCGCTAATGGCGTGTCGGCCAATGTCATTTTGTGTTGGTAGTAATTGCATGGCTTGGCGTTGGAACGAACCGATGTTCAACGGCGAGGACAGTTACGTTTCCGAGCCGGGTCCAACTGGTTACTGCGGGCTGGCAGGAAAGGAGGTATCGGAATGACTGTTCATTACCCCGCAGGATTTTGGCAATGGTACCGAAGCGCGGACGGTCAGCGAGTCTGGAAAGACTTTGAACGCCGCGCTTTGGAAATGGCAACGGTTCGGAAACACTACGGAGCGAAGGCGATCATCGAAGTGATTCGGTGGGACACTGCGTTGCGTGGTGGAACCGACTTCAAGATGAATAACAACTGGGCACCCGGCTTGGCACGACGCTGGCTATCGAAACATGGCCGACAGCATCCGGGATTTTTTAGACTGCGCGACGCTTTCGGTAATGACGAAGTGATCGTTCACGGACAGAAGGTACCGTTCTGATGAGAGTTCTGACAGAGAAACAAGGTGATGATCTTTGGGACATTGCTCGCAAGGGTCGCATCACCGCATCGAGTATCGGGAAAGTGTTAGCGGGCAAGGGCACGAAAGGCCGATACGAATATATGTTGCAACTAGTAATGGACTTGGAAGGGATCGAGGATTTCCAAGACTCGGCAAGCTGGTTCGAAGATGGGCGCCGCTACGAAGGTCATGCGCGAGGCTGGTATGACTGGAACGTGAAGGAGGTAAAAGAAACCGGGTTCGTATTGCACGACGAATACAACTGGCTCGGCGCGTCACCGGATGGACTGGTCGGCGATGATGGAATGATCGAGATTAAGTTCCGCAAAACGCTCAAGACGTATCACGATTCGAACATCAAGGACCCACCACGCAGTTATTTATCGCAGATGCAAACGGGCATGTGGGTATGCAATCGCGAGTGGTGCGATTACGTTAACTATTGGCGGTCCGATGAACACGGAAAGGAGCAAGCACACGTTCGCAGAATCTACCGCGACGAAGGACGCATCCGAGAATTGGAGGACGCTGCATTGGTTTTCTGGTCCGAGGCTTTAACGCTATTCAGGAAACGAACAGGTAAGGATCAATTCCTGTTTCCGTTCGATGATCCCGAAGCACACAAAAAACGCACCAAGAAAAGAGAGGTACAAAATGAAACGTAACAAAGAGAATTACCGTTCGAACAAATCCCGCAAGCGGGCATTACACATCAACCAGCGCGGTCACAGTGACGGATTCACGTATACGACTTTGGGTATCTCGTTTGCGGGACTCGATATTGTCAACCGTCTGAAAAACGCATTCAGAAAATCGAAACATCGTGCGGCTCGCATAGCGCGATTCAAAAGTAAGCAACGGAGGGGTCGATAATGTTCAGAGGTGAAACAGTTTTATCCGGTGGGCAACACCCCGGTACCGATCTGGTCGTATGCGAAACGGCTGCTGGTTTTTACTTAGGATTTCGGAACCCGGACGGTTCCCCCTACTCGCGAGAAACCGCTTACATGACTGAGCGAATGGCTCGCGCGATTTATGAATTGATCCGACGATAGATCGGACCCCCAGCATCGGCGTTTCATTCTCCTTTCGCCGATGTACGAATGCCCTTGTCGGAGGGTGTTCAGCTTGCCGCTCCGCAGCGCCGCTCGTTGTGGGGCGGCCTTTTTTTTGTTTTAGATTTACTGCTATTGCCTCTGGTGGGCGCGTGGTACGTGTGATCTGAGGCGGTCTGGTCGATACCCGTTTTGAGAATGGCTTACCTATGCCGATAAATCCGCGCAAAACGGATCCGGAATTCTACAAGCTAACAACCACGCGGGTTGTAGCACCGCGCCTCGATGCCCAACGCTGGTAAGCGGTTGATTGTGGGGTGCGTAGTAAAATGGGTATGTGGGGCGAACTGCTACCCCGCGTGTTCTTTAACAATTCGTCGCACAAACCAATCCACGATTAAAGGAGAAACACCATGTCTAACGACAAAAAAGAAACCGGAACCCCGAAGATTCTAATCATCGTCCCCCACTATTGGGGCAAGGGTTCCACCATCGCGGAAGCATGGCGGCAAGTCAAAAAAGCCAGCTACAAAAATCTGCGAGATTTGAAGCGTGGGTCGTATGCCATTTATTCCGGGCACGATACGGAAGCGGTGAAACTAGCCGTTGATGATATGGGATGGGTACGGCACGACAAAGATTTTCCGATTACTGAAATCGAAGTCGTACGCAAATAGCAACCAGCCCCCGGCGAAAGTCGGGGGTTTTTTTATGTCTGCTGATTTTGTTTCGCGATCAATGCGTCGAGCTTTCCCATAACAAGGGAGTGATGCGAATCAACCTTCTGGATAATTTCCCGACGCTGTGAATCCCGCAAGTCACGATCCTCGCGGCGACGAATCAACTCGGTAGAGTCGTGTTGCTTGATCAGTGCAACGGCAGTCGTAAGCTGCCCAAGCAAATCATCCTGTGCTTTTAATCGTCTGAACACAAATAGAAACCCAAAGCTGAGAACAACCCAGAACCAGTCTAATACCTTTGAAAGTATAGTCGCTTCAATCGGGTCCATCCGTTTATGCCTTCTGCTTGGGAAAAATACACCAGTTACTCTGGTTCGTCGCACAGCCTATCATCAGGTCGTATTTCGCAAAGCGTGTCAATTAGATCGGCCAGATCATCCTCAAGATACTGGTCGTCGGGATTGTCTTCAAGTAATTGGCGAACCTGACGAATATCCTTTTTCAGTTGCAGAACATACTGACTCTGTTCCGCATCGAGATATTTTGCGAACTCCGATACCCGCACATACAAATGATCCACCGCTAATGCACTACCAGCGATGGATGCCATTGCCGCTACGACTGCGGCACCCTTGATGATCGGGTTCATGCTTTCATCGCTCGCCATTTCTCGGCTCCGCGAACGCCCATGTATGTCAGAGCGGGGGAATACAGCAACATCAATACGGACCACTGAAATTGCCACGGCATAACCAAAACGTAATGCAGATTGATCCCCGCTTCCGGGAGTGACGTCAGCATCGCATACGCCAGCCCCGCATAAAACGAACGGCGCGCAATGATCGGTCGAGTTCGTTTTGTGTACTGATCGTTCTGGTGTAGCTCGGCTTGGATAGTCACCTGCTGGTCGGCGAACATTTCCTTTTCAGCTTGCACACCAGCGGCTTCGTATTCCGCCCGGTTGTCCTCAACCTGCGTTCGGAATTCGTGCGTGAGCCTTTCCGCCAAGTCTTTGTCCTTGACCATTTTTTTGATTATGTCGCCGCCCTTATTGACAACACTATCGATGATTTTACCGATGAATGGAATCGCCATGTGATTACTCGTCCGTAGCTGCGAAGTTTAGTGCTTGACCGGGACGATCCGAAGCCCCGGTGATTTCGATTTCTGCCGGGTCCACATCCGTCTGCCCCTCAATATCAACGATGGTGCAACGGTAAAAAAACGTGCCGGGGTTTACATCAATGAGTAACAGCGATGGTTCCTCACCGTCGACGTATGGAACAATATCTTGCTGATCCCACGGTAACGATTCGTCGACTCGCAAATCAATGATCGCGTGATCGAGTTCCGCCTGTCTCGGACCAACATCAGGCCAGCCCCAAGTCAATCGTCTATTCGCCATGTCGTACTCCAAGTTGATAGCTTGACCGGGACGCTTGCGCCACCATCGTTTCCACCATCGTATTAACCAGCCCCACATTCTGCGACCGCGACTTTCGCATCTGCATCACCCGCAAACACGACCGCACTAACCGGAACTCGATGAAATCCATTCACGCTCATATCGGGATCGCACTCAACGCCCGCTGCAACCGTGCCGACCGGATAGGTATTTACAACATCAAAACTCATTTGCACAGCATAGGCCACCAAGTTTCCGTTCGTAACAAGATCGGTCGGTGGCTCTGGTGAGATAGACGATACAACCTTCGTCGCCTCACCTGAATATACGCTTTCGATACCGCTTTCGTTGTAAGCCGCGGCGACGTAGAAATACTCGCCGGGAGGACGCTCTAAATACGCACCACAAAGCGTAGCGTCTGTCTCGTCATAGACCAGCGCATAAGGGCCACCCGTTACATTCGCCTCATAGTAGCGAGTACCGTCAAGATCGGTCAGCTCGGAACCGTCTTCATTCTGAGTCGGCAACGTGCAAGTGAGTTGAATCGAATCTGCCGCTGCAAGCGGCATGAACAACATGGACACCCAAGTAATAGCAATGAGGGTGATTACGGTTTTCATTGTTTCGCTTCCGCAGCCTGAATCAAAATCGATTCTGGTTTCGCTGCCATGATGTGACCAACTGCAATGCGTGAACTGTTCACCTTCGCTGCATCGCTCATTAATTTGTTGCGAGACATTCCGGGCGCTATGCAACCCACAATTTGGCTCACCCAATTCGCTGAGTGAATTAGGATCAGGAAACGACCGGGCTTGTCTCCGCGTTCGTCTTCGGTGTAGTACACGTGGCAATCGGGATTCCGCAACGCGAACACTTCATCACCGTTTTGCCTTGTGTGCGGGACAAGTTCGTATTCACCATCGGGCACACAGGATTCGCGGGACACACCACCCGGCATACCGTCAAGCCACGGTCGTTCCAATGTACAAATTTCCTGTCCACCATCCAGCCTCATATTTCCGAGCGTCACTGCATCGGAATAACAAAAACGCTCGAGGATTATTTGACCCACCGAAGTTACTCAGTGCCGCTTTGTCGGCGGTCGACTTCCACCACCACCACCACCTGATCCGCCAAGTAGTTTCGAGCGATCTTCGCTTCGCTTTTTGGATTGTTTGTATATGCCGATTACGAGAATCACTGCAACGATAATCACCACAACAACTACGGGTGTGTTGGCAGTCTGGTCCATCGGTTTTCTCCGGTTCGTTTAATCCACCCGGACAAGATACGCGAAAAACGTTTCGAAATCGATCAGCCTTGCGTTCCGGTAATGGTTCCGTTGTTTGTGACGGTTGCCGAGTGGCCGTTTTTGCGAACAGCGTATCCGCGTGCACCGCCAGTTCCGCCAGTTCCGTTGTTGAGCGAGCCGGTGCCGTTCGCACCAGACGCGCCGACTGTGTTGACGTTGCCGCCTGCGCCGCCGTCGCCTGCATTACCCGATCCATTACCTTTCGCACCGCCGCCGCTACCTGTGCCCGCTGCGCCGTTTGTTGCACCAACGCCGCCCGATCCTTTCGTGCCGCCTGCACCATTCGGGAAACCGCCGCCACCGCCGCCACCACCGTGTGGCAGAGGTTCGCTTGCTGGATACTCTGCACCGCCGCCGCCGCCAGCACCGCCGCCCGACGCTTGAACTACGCCGCCGCTATTGACAAGGATTCCACTTACCATCGGCTCTTGTAAATAAATCGCGTCGCCACCGTCGCCGCCGCCTGCGCCATTTCCTGCCGTAGCACCGATACCGCCGTTGCCACCTGAGCCGCCGCCGCCGCGAACTGTTCCCGTCACTTCAAGTTTCAAATCAATCGTTGGTGATGCAGGCCACGAACCCGTATCGATGCCGTGACCGCCGCCTGCGTTGCCGGTAATTGTTACGCCGGCACCGAGTTGGAAAATGATCGTTGCATTAGCAATACCATCGTATGCGGGTGAGTGAGCATTCGCCAGTGATCGCAAGTTCACCGGACCAGAACCAGTGATCGCAATCGTTTCATTGAACGTTGTTGGCGGATCGCCGGTGTCACCTTTGCCTGCCAGCAAGTCCCATTGTGTATTTCCGGCATTCGTTCCCGATGGGGCGTTGCCGGTTGTTGGTAGAACGCAAATATATGATCGCTCTTGATACGTCACAACATCGTGCAAAATGTACGCCGTTCCAGCAGCGTATGCGTTCCGATAAACCAACCCGGAAACGATACCCGGAGTTGACCAAACGCCAACCAAAACACCAGCGGCCGTTTTCGTTCCTGTGACGCTCCACAGCGTATCGGTACCCGCAGGAACATCATCGGTCCACCCCGCAGGATTATCACCCGTAGGCGTTGCTGGCGCCGTAGTTGAACGCTTGAATTTTATATCCCGATATTCCCCATCGGCCCCTTGATTACCCGGTGATAGCGTAACGTCAAGAGCAAAAAGTCCCGTGAGGTTGAGCGTACTTCGCATGTAATAATTGATTCGATAAACCGTAACCTGAGTTAAGTTTCCCGCCCAATCAGCGATGTTTGCCTGAGCGGTTCCCGCACCTGTTATCGCGGGCTCAGTCAATGTGTCGCCGGATACCTTCGTAATGTTGATATTGAACTTACCAACGCCCGCAGGGAAAGCGGCGGTTTGCGTGTTGGTATTGAGCTCCAAAAGGTCGGCACCCTCATACGCATGCGCCGCGCCGCCACTGCCCGTCCAATCTTCGACACCGGCATTTGTGACCGGCACCGAATGACTTTGATTTGTAGCGTTTGCGGTCAGTGATAAATCACCGTCCGCACCATCGGCGGGTGCCGAAGTATTGTTGCCCGTAAGTGTAGTGGTGGTCAGATTAGGTTCCCAAGTTGAACGAACGCCAATTCCACTTACAGATCGGAGCCAGTAATAACGGGTTCGTCCGTCACCGACCTGATCTAAATACGATGCGCCTTTTACCGTAGCAACCAGTACCGCATTGCCTCGAACATTATCATCGGACCCCCACACTTCAACATCGGAAACTACCGCAAGCGGCGGGCTAGTCCAAGCCAGTTGCACACCACCAGTTGCAGAGTCCGCAGTGACAGACGTAGGCGGCGGAACTGCTAAATCGCCATACGCAATCACCCCGGTTGCGGATCGCGTAACGTACTCACCGACGAGCGGATCATCCCAAGCCGAATCGACTTCCTCCACCAGCGTAAGCTCGACACCTTTCTCGCTCATTGCCCATTCAGAGACAAAGAATTTCTCGCCGCTGAATCCGTACTCGGCCATATCAAGCAGAACAGTTGATCCGGGTTGAATGCGGAAGCACGACATATTTCCTGAGTAGTGAACGATGCGTTGCTGCCGCGATTGTTTGAGAGTCGCAATTCCTTTTCGCTGAGCTTCGAAATTATTATTCGTAGCGAGAAAATCCGCCACCAGCGGTCGCACTTCATCCCCGTCTTCGGTTTCATAGGTGGACGAGCGTAATTCTGGATACGTGCTTGCGGTGTAGTTGCGAGAGGGGTCGATGAACTTTCCGCGCACACGGTTATAGCGTTCCTTTGCCCCTGCACTGGCCTGAACGGTGACGCCGCCACTTAAATTCGATTCGGTTAGCGTCACATCGGGAGTGATTGCCGCGCCTGCCCACATACACCACACGCCCTGAGTGAAAACCATTCGACCGAGCATGGCATTCAACAATGCGTCGCGAACTTCACCGCGCTTTTCGGTTGATTGGAATGTGGCGTTGCAGGTATATCGGTCCTGAGTTGACGATGGAATCGTAACTGTCTGCTCGCAAATATCTGCCGCATCAATAACCAGCGGCCAATTCACCCGCGCATCGTCTTCCTTCATGCCGAACTTTTCATCGCGAATAAAGTCTGCGAGACACAGCGCCGGGTTTGCGGACCACTCCCATGTGGACGGTGTTGCTAACCGATGCGCGCCCGTTCCGCCGTTCGTATCATCCAGTCGCGGGTCGTAGACTTTTTTGCCCTTGATGATCGCGCGTAGATTCTGTGGCGCGCCAGCTTCGAATGCGTTGTTATCGTCCTCCAGCGTGAACTTCCACACCATATAGGTATGACCAAGACCGCGATGCGTACTCGCGCCGAACAGCGCCGGGAAATCGGTCGACAGCATGGCCGCACAGTTTTGTGTTTGCGTTCCAAGCAGCATGTTCACCGAAGCAACGCCGGAAAGTCGGCCGCCCGTTACGTCGCTACCAGTAATATCGGTCAGCGGAATATCCACATCATCCAAACGGTAAGCGACCACTGAATCAACTTCATGGCCCACCAGTTCGACCGCCAGTGTCATGTGTTCGTTTTTGGTTCCGCTTACCTGACCATAGATAATCGGACCCGATAACATATCTTCACCGTAGACGAATCGTTGCGGGTGAATCGAATCTTTGACCGTGTGTAATTTCTCATGCGCCGCTTGGCTTAGGTCCGCTTTCGGTGAAAGGTGTTTTGCTGCAATCGCCAGCGTCGCAATCCGGGCGACAGTTACCGCAAAATAATACCAGCCCGTTCCTGCCGAACCGTATCCGAAGATCGCGCCGACAAACTTACCAATTGCGATCCATGTTTCAACGCCCATCGGTTTTCCATCCCACCATTTGCGGTTCGATTTGGAGTCGGTGAATTGTCTTTCCCATCTTCACCGCAACGTACCCTTCCATCAGCAACCCTATCGTTGCAGGCTTATCGAACCACACGACGTCGCCCGGTTCCAGTTCCGTTACCGGACGCTGCTCACCCATTGCATGATCACACGCCTGTTTCAATCCGCCGAGTTGTCGTAGCCGCTGCACAGCAGAGCGACGATCATCGTATTGCAGGTAGCCAAAGAAATCGCGACCCCATCCGATGAACACCGCTTGCGTCACAAACGAAACGCAATCAACGGTGCCGAGTTTCTGGCGCTGGTTCGCTGCCGTATTGAAAAACAAGCGGAGTGCGTCGACGTTCATCATTTCAGATGGATTTTCGTGTTCGGATCATTTCGAGTACCACCACCACCATACGAAGTAACTTTTCCGCCCCACTTCAAAACCATATCCATCACGGAGTAAACGTATTCGAACAAAAGATCAGCTGTACTTTCCGCCTGTAAATCCTCGTCCGTCACTCGCAAGTCCGAAGACGATAGTAAGTTTGTTCCGCGTGATTCCAGTTGCAGCGACATGCTCGCGCTACCTTTTTGCATCGCAATGTCGATCTTGTCCATGAATCCGCTGAATAGGATTTCGGGATCGTCAATCAGATCGCCGTTTGCGTCTTCGAGTCCGATCATTACTTCCGCTTCACGCCGAAAATAATCGTCAGTGAACGCCGTGTTGATCAATGCAGAGTCCAGACCAGACAGGCCGATAGTCAAACCGATGGGCGCGCCAGAAGTCGATTCCTTCACGGCTCCATTGATACCGCCGAACGTTCCGATACCTTCGTACGATTCGCTGCCGTGAATTGGATGCGTTGCAGTCTTGGGTCCTATCTCGGTGTGATAGCGTTTCACCCCCGACGAGAAATCGAGCCGCGTGAATATGACGAGTTTGACATACGCCTCGGCGAACGCCGCTTCATTCGATGCCGATATATTTCGTTTGCTGGTCATGGTGCGGTCGCGAAAACATCCTCAAGTAGTTCCAGACTCACGACTGAGCGTTTGTTCACGCCGGGCCGCGAACTCCAATTCTGTTCACCGTTCGCGAGCAAGAATACGCCCTGCGGTTTGGATAGAACACCGTCTTCGACAAATACCACGGCACTGTTTGCTGGCGAGAAACGCAAGCGTGGTTCGAACGACACGGTTATCAAACCCGTTCCATTCGAGCTTGCGTCTGCTGTGCACATTTTCAATTCATGCTCGCCGTTGATCGCAACGCTGAAATAATCACCGCGACGGATCCAGTTCGAAATGTTGTTGCTGCATCCTTTCAGATCAATGCTCGATCCGGTTTGCGATGCACCATCCACCAGTGGCGTACCACCGTACGCGCCGCGTTTCTCGTTGTCGTAAACCGATACCCGCATGCGGTTCGCTCGCCCTCGCATTGCCGCTATCGTGCCGAGCATTTCACCGCGATCATCGTTCCGCAATTCGGTGTACGTATATGTTGCAATCCAATGCAGTCCGCCGCGATCGATCGTTTGCTGTGATGCAATCATCGGTGAGTCGAACACCCCGGAGTTGTCGCGCAATTTCATCGCAACGATATTCGGTACGGGCGTCAGGTCGAAGTTACTCATGCGTAAGACCCTCGATCAAATGCGTCCAGCATTTCGCCTTTCACTTTGCGGTTATTTTCCTCAAGAATCGGAATCAGCGTGGCAATGTCCAGAGCGTTGCCGCCTTGAATCGTGGTGTTCGATTCGAAACTCATTGCACCGAGCGGACGTATTGCACCCGTCGCGCCGGGCGTAAACATTTCCGGGCCGCGTTCACCCACAAGCAACGGAACACCACCTGCACGATTGCCACCGATAGCGGCAGGCGCACCAGAGGCGACCGCAGCGGGAGTTCCGACAACGGGTATCGTCCCGGAAGCGTTACCGAGGAATCCAAATAAGTACTCGAGAATTTTGGTGGCGACAATTTGCGCTACCATTTTGCGGAGCATATCCACGAACGATTTGAACATTCCATCCAGTCCACTTTCCCACGGATCGAAAAGGTACTGGCCGAGAATGTCCTGCATGTTGCTGAACGACCGCTTCTGGAACTCCGTCATATCCTTGAACAGATCGTCGCTTTCATCTTTGAGGCGTTTCATTTCCTCCAAGTATGCGTCGACCGCGGCACCGGCTTGTCGCCCCGCAATTTCGGGAGTCCAAAACGGATTCGTTTCAAGGTCCTCGCGAATTTTATTCAATCGTTCCTGTAGTTCCTCGCTCGGTGTTGCGACCGCAGCGGAAGCGGATTCGAAATCGGCCTTCTGTTTGTCCACCAATGCGGTACTGGCTTTGTCCACGCGATCCAGTTCCTTAAGGTACGCATCGACCGCTGCACTGGCCTGCCGCCCCGCGAGTTCGGGACTCCATAGCGGGTTCGTTGTTAGCTGATCCCGGATCGCCGCCAGCTTCAAATGCAACGCTTCCAATGGTTTTGCGGTAGCACGAATCGCAGCATCGAAATCACGCTGGAATTTGATCGCATCCATATCGCCCGTCAGGTTATCGTCGCCGCCGAGTCCAACCGAATCAGGCGTCGTTAGCTCGCCTGTCTCCAACAGTTTTGTTTGTGCTTCCTTTGCCGCAACGTATCGCAACCGCAGTGTTTCGATTTTCTCACTCAGCTTATCGATAACCATCTGCGTACCAGCAGGGGGCTTACGAAACTTGTCAGAAAATGCCTGCAACCCAGCGCGTTCATCGACCAGTGCGCCAGTATCCTTTTGAATCTGATTCAGTTCCGCTGCTAAGTCTGCCAGCGTTAGGTTTGTCAGTTCGCGATTTACGCCGAAGATCGATGCGGCCCATGCAGTCCACTTTGGAATGGCGTCTGTGACACTGCTTGTCAGGCTCTCAATCTTTTCCGCGACGACGATAATAGTAGGCGCAACCCGCGCGGCGATCTGATTACCCAGACCAGTGAACGCAGTCTTCATCACCAGAATGGCATCGTTCGCCTCTTCGATGTTTCCCGTCTGCTTGTCGGTTAGCGCAACGCCGAGTTCATCCACTTTTTTGATGTACTTGTCCAGCCCTTCGGCGCCGAGTTCCAGTACGTTCAGAAGGTCCGCATTTTTCGCGCCGAAGATATCGGATGCGATGCCGACTTTGAGGGTTTGGTTTTCAACATCGTTCAGCGCAGTAACGATAGATTTGAATTGTTCCTCAACGGGCATACGGATCAAGTCGGCGGTCGCTAATCCGAGTCGGTCGAATGCCTTTTTCTGAGTCAGCAATCCATCGTTTGCGTCGACCACCGCTTTCAGTTGTTTCTTGAGTGCCTTTTCAAATGACCCGACTGCAACGCCGCTGATTCCTGCCGCGAGGGACAGGCCAGCGAATACCCGCTGCGTCGTGCCGAGAGTTCGCGCGACTTTGCGTTGCGAATCAACTGTTGCGAGTGATTGTTTGGTCAGTGCGGTTAACGCAATACCCAATCCGGCAGTAGCAGCGGCAGCGACTTTGAAACTCTTAGCGAGTGCGTCCGAAAATCCTTTGCCTGTTTTCTTGGCCTTTTTAAGACCGTTTTCGAACTTGGCCGTTTCCGCTGTGATGTTTACCGTTACTGTCGATGCGACTGCCATAGCGTTTGTCCTTTGCCAACTGGCGGAAAGTGTCCCACGTTTTGGCGAGCGGGTCGAACTCTGGATCGACTTCTGGCTGATCGGCGGGCATGAAATCGCCGACCGTGTACGGCTTCGTTTTCTTGTCCCGCATCAAGTTCGAAATCAGGCAAGCGAGAAACGCTGTGTCGTATGACCACGGAAACAGTCGATAGTACGCAACGTAGTCGGTGTACTCCCGGCTTGTGACTACTCGCTCTTTGGCTTCGCGAACGGTGCAATGGAGGTCACGCGCTATGAACCACCAATATCGATCTCGTCCGCTGATTCGTTTCCCGCTTCGGCTTCATCGTCTGTATCCATGCCGCTCAATGCGAGAATCGCGTTCGCAATCTTGACTACCCACTCCGTTCGAATCTGGTCCAAATCTTCTGGCTGTTCTATCGCAGGTTCGACCAGACCGATTGACGAAACGAATAACATTGTTTCCCAGCGATCCGCCTCAGCACGTTCGCTTAGTGAAAAGCGTTCCCGTCCTGTGAGTTCCCGAATAGTGACCGAATGATCGCCGACCTGAATTACCTCTTGTTTGAGTTCAGAGTCGGCGACCAGATCGGCAAACGATGTGCTTTGTTTGTTTTTTGCTGCCGCTTTCATGGTCTGTTCCTTAAACGATTGTGACGCTGCCAGTGATCTTGATGCGACCCGTTACGGTGAACACCGATGCCTGTGCCGCATCTTCGGTCCACTCCATAACTTCACCGACGAAATCGACTGTTTCCAGAACAGAATCATCGGCAGGGTCAAGACGCTGAACGCGAACGTTGCGCTGAACTTGCGCCAGAACATCATCACGGATTGCCTCTTGACCTGCGTTGCCGATATTGCGGTTGCAGGTAAAATTGACTGAGCCGGGATTCGGCAGGTCGCCAAAAAACTCTTTGGCAGTCGAATCCATATCCGTGTGTTCGATTTCGTCCTTGCTGAACTCAGGACCGGACAGTGCGGTTAAATTACCGATAATGTCGAAAGTATCCACGGCCGGCAGCGTAGCCGGTGCGACACCTTGACCCAAAGATAGTACCGACTTCGAAAGTACCTTCGCCATGCTGTTTACTCCGTTCTACAAAATGATTGAGAAATCAAGCGAAACCCTGCGTCGTAACTTATCGCCACGGTGTTCGCCAAGATGAGAAACGTTAGTCAGGCGAACGTGCTGGACTCGCGTCGCCGACATTGTACCGCGAAAGTTTCGGAAAATGCCCAAAAAGGTATCAGCCGCCGCCAGTGCGTCCTGACTTCCATCCGCCACGATATCGAATTGATACTGAACTTCGTCCAATTTATCATCGTCAGGCGCGTCCATATCGTCCGCGTATTC